CTGGTCAGCTACAGATGCGTCCTCAGCCAGCGGGTGGCGGTATTATCAAGCGTACTTGGTGGGAGCCATATGAGGGCGACAACTTCCCCGACATGGAGATTACGATTGGATCGCTCGATCTGGCGTACACCACAAAGAAAGAGAACGACTTCTCCGCCATGACTTGCTGGGGCGTATGGCGTGATTCGGGTAACTACACCGCTGTATCGAATAAGAACTTCCAAGGATCAGTATCCAGCCGCATCCAAAGCTCTGATCAAGGCGGTGATGTTCCCAAGATCATGTTGACCAATGCATGGAAGGAACGCCTTGAGTTCCATGATTTGGTCGCCAAGGTAGTTGAAACTGCACGGAAATCGAAGCTGGACATCCTGCTGGTTGAAGCCAAGGGACCGGGCATCAGTGTGGCTCAGGAGATCAGGCGTCTCGTTGGCATCGAAGAGTTCTCCGTCCGTGAAGTTAGCCCGAATGATTTAGACAAGGTTGCACGGCTATATGCCGTACAGCACTTGTTTTCTGAGGGATTAGTATACGCGCCCACTAAGATCGGTGACCCAGATACATTCCGTGTATGGGCTGACATGGTTGTCACTGAAGTCGAATCATTTCCAAAAGGCATTCACGACGATTTGGTTGATACGGTTAGCCAAGCGATTAACTTCATGCGTCGGTCTGGCATGATCCAACGCGGTGCTGAACGCACGTTTGAGCTTAGTGAGAGCCAACGTTTTGCTGGGAATACTGGGAATACCCCATTGTATCCGTCATAATCATTCGTTACTGTGATGGCTCTGTTAGTAGGAGTAATACAGTGAGCGAATATAAGATTGATAAAAAAGTAAAGATGCCTCGTCCATCTCGTCTGTCGTCATCCTTTCCTTGGGATGCTATGGATGTTGAGGATAGCTTCTTTATTCCCTATGATGACGTGTCATCGTTTAGTAGCATTCGCCAGACAGTGTATGCTTCTAATAGGAAGCGTGCGCCTAAAGCGTTTCGTGTTGTGTTTGACGATACCAACCATGATGTTGGTTTCCGTGTCTTCCGTACCAAGTGAGGGTGTAATGGGTAAGCATATTTGGAATATCTGGTTAAACAATGGTGGCTGCCTTCAGGTGATTGCTGATCGTTTGAACATTGATTGGAAAGGCGCAACTTTCTACCGCAATGAGAAGTTGCCAGATGGCAAACAGTCGTCGTGGGATGATTACGTTGTGGGCTTTATTCCTGCTGAACGTATCTTCTCCATTGCGGTTGTTGATGAAGGTGATGTGTTCACCGTGATTGAGGACGCTAAGTGATGGATGGCCAGAGGATTATCGTAGACCCCGATGTTGAGGTTCAGTACCAGTCTGTGATTAGTCGGCTCCACGACGATCTTCTGGCTGCCAACATGCGTGCTAACTGGGCGATTGATCAGATTGGTAAATATACCAAGGAGATCGACTTCCTGACCCGTCAAATTGACCTATTGAAAGAGATTAAACGTGACCATTGACCTTAAAGAACACATGAAGAAGAAGACCCAAGCCAAGCACGTCAAGGCGTATGATGCTATTGGTAGGGCGGTTGATGGCATGACGATTGGAACGGTGCTGCACATTATGGCGTCGTTCACCGCGTCTGTTCTGGCTAACATGGAAGAGCCTGACCGCACGAAGGCTGCAATGGTGTTCTCATCCATGATTATGAGCAATCCAACTGATGAAAAGAGTATCCTACAATGACAAGCAATACAGACTTATCCAAGCACCTTCATAGCGTTTGGGGTTCTACGTTTAATCCAAAGAATATTTTTGTTTTTTGGGATGACTTGCCTGATGACGAAAAGCTCGCATGGGATAGATTGGCAAAAGATGTAAAGAATATGATCCATACGACGGTAGAGGCTGCCAAAGAAGGAGAATACATTTCTGTTTTGAAAAATCATATAGAAACCCTTTCAAAAAAATTGGAACAATATGAAGAGATTGATGCTCAAAATGCTAAGATCATTGAAGCGTATAGAAAGATGACTGGCATTGCTATTTCGATTGACAATGATGACGAACGCGAGGATAATGGTTTTAGTTAATGTAATGGAGATAACGAAATGATGGTGGATAAAGACAAACAATACCGCACCCGTAATGGGCGTGAAGTACGGATTTATGCAACGGATGGGAATAGTATTTGGGCAGTTCATGGAGCCATACTTACGGAAGATGGCTGGTGGTCAATGTGTTGGGCAAAAGATGGGAAATTTATATGCGGTGAAGTTTATGATGGTTCACCTTCATCCGCATCTGACCTTGTTGAAGTCAAACCACGCATCAAGCGGACGTTTTGGTTTAATATTGTTTCTGAGACGCAAGGAGCAACCATTGGATGTTTATCGAAAGAACATGCCGATAGGTTGCAAGCGCCTAACCGTATTGCTTGCGTGAAGGTTGAAATAGACTGCGAAGAAGGGGAAGGGCTATGACTGAATGGCAACCAATAGAAACCTGCCCAAAGGATCATTGGGTATTAGTGTATGAACCCGGCTGGCATCTTATGGTCGCCAAATGGATTTACGATGACCAATGGCGGTATGCCAAAGATGCTGACGGCGTTTATTTATCTTGCCGTCCTACGCATTGGATGATGTTGCCCATGTGCCCTGCTGATTGGGAGGGCGAATGGGGGAAATCAAATTACGTTAATCCACCATTTGGTTCCATAGTTCATCAAGGAAAGAAAAAAGGTCCAACTGCATGGGAGTTTATCTTCAGGTTCCTGTAAATCCAGATGGGCCAGAAGCCGCCAATGAAATTGAACGGCTGCGGGAAGAAATGGCGAATTTAAAGTACAGGGAAACGTATTTTGAACGGGCTTACATGGCGGCAAGAAGAAAACTTGATAGCGAAGGAATACACATGGATTACTTTTTATCCCGTGCCGATTATGACGCCGCACTGAAGGAAGGTGAGTGATGGCTATCATTAAACAACATCTTCCGAATTACGTCTCTATTGACCCCAAAGAAGCGGAGTTCGAAACGCTTGAAGACCTAATGAATGTGGGGTTCATTAAACAATGGACTGACAAACGCTGGGGAAACGCATTTCATCGTTTCAGCACCAGTTATGATCCTTGGTATGCGGAACATGGTTACGATGATTTTGTAACATTAATGGCTGAGCTGGATGGCGGAAAGCAGTGGTATGTCATAGGTTACATTTATGGGTTATCGCCAGAAGAAATTGGGCTTCCTAAATGGAAAAGAGCGAAAGGGAGTGAGTGATGGATATTGTTGAACGGTTACGAAACAACAAAGGCGGAGAATCTTATACTTGGCAAACAATCAGTGAAGCCGCCGACGAGATTGAACGGTTGCGCAGTCGCCTTGAGAAGCCAACACCGGCTATGCTAGAGGCAGGCAGGGCCGCGAACAGGCTGGTGGCAGATAACGCGCTTGGGCTGGCCTACATAGCACCGGATGCTGCATGGGCAGCTATGGTTAACCTTGTTTTATCGGAGGATGAATGATGAAAAACTGGACATTGGATAAATGGTTGAGTGAGCTAGATGATCACGCCAAGCAAGATTTATATTTTGAAATTAGCGGCCATAGCGCCGGGGCCTTGCGGGATCGCATCAATCACTTGAAGGACATTAAGGACAAAGAGATTGAACGGCTCCGGGATTGGATTGGGCACATTAACTATCATGTTAATCGCAATGGTGCAGAACATTCATCGCCAACGGAAAGGTACTTACAAACGGTATGCCTCACCGCATTAAGGGGGGATAAGTGATGGATATTGTTGAACGGTTACGGCGCATAAACGCTTTTCTTCACATCACAGAAGACGAACCAGAATATGATTACAAACTTTCTTATGAAGCCGCCGATGAGATTGAACGGCTGCGGGAAGAGAACAAGCAATATCTTGAATGCTTAACCATGATGGCAAAGGTGGCACTGGAAGCACTTAAACCGAAGGATGGCAATGGACCATTCCTACATGGTTAACAATTCTCTTGTCATCAAACTGAACAAAGTTCTAAATACCATACGCAAACTGATTATCTTTGGAGTGTAAAATGCCGTTTACTGCCGACACCCTTTCAGTTGAGTTTTTGTATGGGATGTTCCCATCCGTTTCGTTCACGACCTACACAATTGATACAGGAGATAAAGAAATGTCTTGGAATTACCGCGTTGTTTATGACCCAATCGTATCTGTATTAGATGACATTGGTGAATATGCTATCCGTGAAGTTTTTTATAATGATGATGGCGAGATTGCGTTCTGGAGTGGCGAGGCTGCCGTTCCTAATGCTGATTCGTATGAAGAGCTTCAGGCTGAGTTAGCTTTGTTTCAGGCGGCATTTGATTTGCCTTGCCTTATGTCTGTGATTGACGAAGACACTCACGATGAGACCCTTGTCGAGTGGGTTGAAGACACTGACGAAGACGTTGACATCGTTGATAACGACGAATAATAGAGGCAACCCCCAGCATGTTCCTGCATTGCACACTGCTGGGGGACCACATTCTACTTGCGGTACATCCGTAAGCGCACCTTTGGTTTAGGCCAAAGGGGAACTAGTTCGTCTGGGGAGACAATCAAAGTGTAGCGCAGCTTGGTAGCGCATCTGGTTTGGGACCAGAGGGCAGTAGGTTCAAATCCTACCACTTTGACCATCTATTCGAAGAGGCTGCTCAGACGGCGGATGGGCACCGGACTGTAAATCCGGCACATAGAAACGGAGTTGGTTCGAATCCAACCCTCTTCACCATAGGTTGGCCTTGTCTGGTTTGTGTTCTGGCTTGGTTGTGCGGCTGATTGTCCGTTTGCTGTAAATACAATGCTGCTATGTTGTACGGGGGCATGGCTTAAGACAATGGATGTGCATGAGTGTGTGCTAACCATAGCCCGTACCCCTTTTACATAATGTACTGCCCACGAAACACCGGACGACCGCGAATCATCTCGCATAGTTCTGGCGGCATCAAGTTCCCATCCTCATCAAAGCTAATGACAACAAAGCCCATCTGAGAGCGGCTAGGCGAGCCTTCAGCGTACTGGAATTGTGGACCAAAGGGATCGGCCAGCGTGCCAGTCTCAATTCCCCACCGCGAGCCGTTTCTGTCACGCATAGCCGTCATCTGGAGCTGGTGCGTATGTCCTGTAACCATGCTAATCCCTCCGTGGAGAGCGTTGTTCCACCCCGCATGGATACCGCCACGGAACCGGTGTCTGATCTCGACGGTGTTGTTGAGTTCGAATGCCCACGCAATTTCCCAATCGGTGAAATGCTCTTGGAGGGACAGGATATATCCGTCGAGTTCGTTGGCGTTGGAGGCAACGTAGTTATCGATTCGGACGTCGTGGTTTCCCATTGTCCAGAGACGGTGTTTGGTCTTGGGCAACATTTTAAGCCATTTCTTGGCAGTCTCGATTTCCTTTTCAATTTTTGGCGCTTTGCTGCCGCGTATTGACGGGTGGCGTGAAATCCTAGCGCCATCGATAACGTCTCCATTCAGAATGATACCATCTGGCTTGAGAGACTTGCATACTTTTACGAAGGCTTTGTAAATCAGGGGCGGATCGCCATCCCAAATGTGAAGATCAGAACCGATAACCCACCGCGTATTGGGAACATCTTTCATAATAATGCGGGGATATGTCCAACGACCATTGATGTTTTGCTCAGGTGATCCACCGGGAAATTGTTCTTTTGCACGGTTTAATCTGTGTTCAAATGTTTGGCGTGGGATATTTAAAGAACGAGCAGCGGCGGATATATTATTGTTGTTGCTTTCAAAAACTCGCAGTGTTTCAAGCAGGAGTTCAAAGCTGATTGGAGGAGTAGGCATTATGTGTTCTCCGGTTTCATTCTTCGCAAACTACGTTTGCTATGTGTCGCTTTTATATCTTTCTGTGAATATAGTCCAATAGTGATAGCTAAAGTGGTTAATCTGTAGGGGGTTAAATGATTCGCACCGGCAATTTCCGTTACGTTCCTTGGGAGAAAATAGACGAATACCACCTTAAAGGTTGGATGATTGTCCAATGGATAGGTGTTCATTCCGTCTTGATGTGGACATGCGACTGTCAGAATTGACACAAAACGTGAACACTGTATTATAAAAAAAGATGCCCCGGCGAGACTTGCTCAAACCGGGGCTATCTGAACCGGAGTTTCTCTTGGCGGGGAAACGGTCCAGACAAGTCATGTTATAATGTAACATCTCTAGCCTGTCTATCTCCCGTCTTTGAGTTCGTTTAAATTCGCATGATGTCACCCAGCATTTGCTGATTGAGTGATAAATGTGATGGTTCAGACGGCTTTTTGACGGTCTGTGCTGTAAACAGATGGGACTTGCTGGCGGTCATAAACGCTAGAGACAACGCTGCCGGAACTTTACCCGAAAGGGCTTTCCGACGGCCCTTAGCCGGTAGGGCGAGGGGATAGCCATCAACATATTCACCCCGTTGGACAGGCGTATAGTCTGGGGGGGCGTACTGGCCATGCGATAGTTGGGAGAACCAACAAGGCATTGATGGGTAAACGGCGTTTCGAGATACCCTCCTTGGTCCGCAGCCCAACTCAACAGTCTCCGTGTTGATACGGGGGGAGAAGCGGAAAGCGGAACTTTGCCTAAATTCTAAAATAGGTTATAGTGTGCCATCATTTACGAGGATTAACCAATGGCGTTGACACCCGGCTTATCACCTAACATCCGTCTTGGTGATCAAAACCCACAGCAGCCTGAGTTGCCTGAGGCTATGGATATTGTTATCGAAATGGCCGGTGAAGACGGCTCCGACAAGCCAGAACTGGACATGGACGGTAATATTCTCCGCATTGAGCACCCCGATGGCACGATCAGCGTGTCACTGAACGGTGAGCCAATTGAGAAGGCTAACAAGAAGACGCAAGAAGGTTGGTTTGCTAATCTGGCTGACGACATTGAAGACCAAGAACTTAGCCGCATCGTTGACGACTTAACGCGGGGTATCGCGAATGATCTCACCAGCCGTGAAGAATGGATACAAGAACGGGCGCAGGGAATTAAACTTCTTGGCCTCAAGATTGAACTCCCCGGACTTCAAGGAACCCCTGACGGTGCGCCGGTGGAAGGAATGTCAAAGGTTCGCCATCCCCTGCTGCTTGAAGCTGTGCTGCGCTTTCAAGCAAATGCAAGGTCAGAGTTACTTCCAACTGATGGGCCTGTGAAGATCAGGGACGATTCAACTCATGGCTCACCAGACCGTGACACTATGTCGAATGCCCTTGAGAAGGATATGAACCACTACCTAACCGCAGTAGCCAAAGAGTATTACCCAGACACGGATAAGATGCTTCTATTGCTGGGATTTGGTGGAACGGCATTTAAGAAGGTTTACTATTGCCCGCTCCGCAACCGTCCCGTATCC